TAGTGTTACCTCAACTAAAACATATGTTAACGCAAAGAATACTTCTGACACAAGGATTGTCACGTATGTAGATGGTGCAGTAACACCTCCTGCTGACGTTAAGTATACTCAACCACCTTATTACTTAATGGGTTCACCTGCGTTAGCAGAAGCCATCAAGGGTGCTCCTATTGGAGGAGGCGGTGGAGGAGGAGGAGGTGGTGGTGGTAAACCAGAACCAAAAGATCCTAATGCTTGGGCAGAAAGTATTACAAATCCTGAAGAGTGGGCAGAAGAAAACCTACAAGGAAAAGCTAACAATCTAATCAACACCATTAAGTTAGGCACTAGTGTAGCAAGAGTTAACGCTATGGCAGCACTTGCTAAAGCTCAAGGTAACATGGATTTGTACAATAGCTTATCAAATAAAGCAAAAGAGTTTGTTGCTGATAATCCAATGCTTAACTCTCTTCCTAATGCTTGGATTGACGGTGACAAGATTGCTGCTGATCTTCAAAAAGACAAAGACTTAGTAAACAGTATTTTTAGCATTAAAGATAAAAAGGTAGTTTCATCAGATCCAAGAGATCCTGCCAATATGTTTCCTGATAGACGAACACCAACTGTTAGCACTGAAAAAGATGATAAGAATAATATAACATCAAACAAAAAAAGCAGCCAAACTGCAGCAAACATATTAAAAGATTTACAGAAAGAAAAAGATAACATTATAGCAAGCTCATCTACTCCAGGTGAAACAGCAGATAATATATCTCAATTAGAAACATCACTTTCAGCATCAAGTCAAAATCCTTCTGGTACAATGAGTTTAAACAAAGGTGGACTGATGCAAAGGAAAAAAAAGAAAGGCAAATAAATAATTATAAGGCTACTCAGCTACGGCTGACCCCAACAGAAAAGGAAAAAATATGCCTGAATTAACTGAAATGAAAAAACCTAAAACAGCAGGTTTTGTAGATCGTGGATTCAACCACTCAAAAAAACAAAAACTTATTGAAGAAGAAGAAAAAGAAATTGCTAGGTTAGAAGCAGAGGCTCGAGGTGAAGAAGTTGCTGAAGATAAACCCAGTGGCGAGGATACTGAGGACACCGAAGTTCAAACAAAAAGCGATCCCAAACAAGAAGAAGCCACAGAGGAAACCGAAACACAAGAAGATGATTCAGAGTTAACTGCTGAAGAGAAGTCTTTTAAGAAACGTTACGGTGACTTGCGTAGACATATGCAAGACAAAGAAAAAGAGTGGAACGAAAGAATCCAAGCTCTTGAGAGCCGTAAGGCAACAGACACAATAATCCCACCAAAAACTCCTGAAGAGATTGATGAGTGGGCAAAACAATATCCTGATGTAGCAGGTATCTTTAACAAGATAGCAGAAGAAAAAGCTAAACAATTATTTAGTAAAGCTGAATCAAGATTAAAAGAATTAGATGATGCACACACAGAAGCTCTAAGATTAAAAGCTGAGAACGTCATACGTAAGTCTCATGATGACTTTGACGAATTAAAAGCTTCAGAAGAGTTTCACAACTGGGTAGATGAACAACCCAAATGGGTTAAGGATGCACTGTACGAAAACTCAGATGATCCTGCTTCAGTTGTTCGTGTTATTGATTTATACAAGGTTGATAAAGGTATTAGTGTAGCAGACAAGCGTGATAGCAAAAAAGCTGCAGCTTCTACCATTACCAAAGGAACTCGTGCTTCTATTGATGACAAAGGTACTTCAGGTCAAATAAAAGAGTCTGACGTAGCTAGAATGTCAACAAAGGAGTTTGAGGAACGTCAGGATGAAATTGCTGAAGCAATGAAAAAAGGTAAATTTATCTATGACGTATCTAAGTAGTTGACAGTTTAAAAGTCTTCTATATAACTACATGTATCTGTATTGAAGCCCCCTTTGTGGACTACCTTCAAAGATACTTTTCAAGCAAAAGCATAAACTACACAAAGACTTACCTGCACAAGTATAGGCCCACCTACGTGTTACCCTAGAACGTTCAGCCTCTTTAAAGGTGTTTAGCTTTATTTTTTAAGCCAAATATCAGGAGGATTAACAATGGCTTTTTCAACAGCAGGAGGATACGGTAACTTACCTAACGGTAACTTTTCCAGTATCATATACTCCAAAAAGGTACAGCTTGCTTTTCGCAAGAGTACAGTATGTGGTGATATAACCAACTCTGATTATTTTGGGGAGATTTCTGCCCAAGGTGATACAGTGAAAATTATCAAAGAACCTGAGATCTCAGTGTCGTCTTATGCTAGGGGTACACAGGTTGCAGCGCAGGATCTTGACGATGAGGATTTTTCTCTAGTCGTAGATAAAGCGAACTACTATGCCTTTAAGATCGATGATATCGAAGAGGCGCATAGTCACGCAAATTTCATGCAACTTGCAACTGATCGTGCAGCATACCGTTTAGCTGATCAGCATGACCAAGAAGTTCTTGGTTATCTATCAGGTTTTAAACAGTCTGCTTTACATGCTGACGCTGATACAGTCAATGACCAAACAAATGGTTCAAAAGCTGTAGCAACAGCAGGTTCAGACGAGTTGTTATCTTCAATGAAACTTATCAAGTCTTCATTTGGTAACATCACAACTAGTTCTGCAGCAGATCACTCAATCCCTGTAGCAGCACGTCTACCAGGTGCAACTGCACTACCAACAGCAACTGTTTCTCCTGCGATGATTATATCACGCATGAAGCGTTTGTTGGATCAACAACAAGTTGACTCACAAGGTAGATGGCTCGTAGTTGACCCAGTATTCATGGAAATATTAGCAGACGAGGATTCTCGATTCTTAAATGCTGATTACGGTGAATCAGGTGCTCTACGTAACGGTCTAGTACTGAACAACATGCATGGCTTCAGACTCTATACTTCCTCAAACCTTCCTTCAGTAGGTACAGGTTCAGGAACTACAGGCTCTGCAAACCAAAACACTAACTATGGTGTTATTGTTGCAGGTCATGATTCTGCAGTCGCAACAGCGGAGCAGATCAGCAAGACTGAAACTTACCGTGATCCTGACAGCTTTGCTGACATTGTTCGTGGTATGCATCTATACGGCAGAAAGATTCTTCGTCCAGAAGCAATCGTAACTGCTAAATATAACGCAGCGTAAGGGGAGATTGAATTATGGCTTTAGGTGATAATACACTTCAATCTGCAAGGGGAGCGAACAGCAACCCAGGTAGAAAACCCTACATGGTTCAAACTGTTTTGAATTTAGCAACTGCTTTGTCTGACAAAGGTTCTGCTCTCGCAGCATCTGATGTCGTTCCAGTAATTGCTGTCAAAAAAGGAACTATGATCCTTAACGCAGGTATGGAAGTTGATACAGCTTCTGACGGTTCTACATTAACTCTAGATCTAGGAACAGGGGCTGATGCCGATTGTTTTGTAGATGGATTTGATGGAACATCTGCTGCAGCAGTAGTTGCACAGAACCCTGCGGCTTTCCAACCATTAATGGCTGTAGCTGATGACAACATCGACATGACAATTGCAACATTGTCTGGTGGTGCTGTTACTACAGGCAAGATCCGAATTTGGGCATGGATGATGGATTGCACAGATATGGGTAAGGACGGTACTGCTCAAGAAGTAGACCGTGACACACTTGCATAAATAAAACTTTAGGGGCAGGGAGACTTGCCCCTTTAGCTTATCTAAAGGATTTTTGTAATGGCTACATATGTTGTTCTAGTTAACGAATTGTTACGTAGACTTAACGAGGTTACACTTGATACTTCTGGTGATGGCTTTGATACAGTACGTAACGTTCAAGCTTTAGCTAAAGACGCAATAAATAACGCCATTAGAAACATCATTCAGACAGGACAAGAGTTCCCATTTTTAAAAACAACATCAACACAAACACTAACAGCAGGAACTAGGCAATACGATTTTGCTGCTGATTATTCTGGTGCTGATTGGGAAACCTTCTACATTAAAAAATTAACATCAGTAGACAATACTCCAATGCACCTTCCTTCTGTTAGTTATGAAGAGTACATTCAGAGATACAGACACTTTGATGATACAGGAGATCAAGCAGGAATATCTTCTCCAACTTTAATCTATCAAACTGACGAACTAAAGTTTGGAGTCACACCTATTCCTGACAACTCCTACGAAATAGAATATGTGTACTACAAGTTTCCTGCTGACTTATCAGCTTTTAACGACACAGCAATAATACCTGACAGGTTTAAACACGTTCTTATTGATGGTGCTATGATGTACATGATGAGGTTTAGATCTAATGAACAGAGTGCTGCAATGCACCAAAACAATTTTGAAGATGGTATAAAGTTAATGAGAAGAGTTCTTGTTGACGAACCTCTAAGAGTAAGATCAACAGTAGTAGACAGAATAAACTCTTCTAACCAAGTGCTAGGAAGAGTGCTCTAATGGCTGATAATCTAGCCTCCTTTAAAGTCTTTGCACAAGGTGGTTTAAA